ATCTGATTGGGCTGATCACTACAGAAAACTATCACCTGAATCTTCAGCAGAAGCAGGTCAATGGCGTACTGATAGAGCAGAGTATCAGCGTGAGATTATGGATGCTTTTAATGATCCTGATATACAAAGAATTATCTTTATGAAATCTGCTCAAGTTGGTGCTACCGAAATTTTACTTAATGTTATTGGTTACTATATAGATCAAGACCCAGCTCCAATGCTTATCATGCAACCAACATTACAGATGGCTCAAGCATTTAGTAAAGATAGATTAGCTACCATGATTAGAGATAGTGAGAAGATTAGGCATTGTGTTAAAGATGCTAGAAGCAGAGATAGTGGTAATACAGTTTTAAGCAAGAAGTTTGCTGGCGGTAACTTAAATATAGTTGGTTCTAATTCTGCTGCTGGTTTAGCATCAAGACCAATCAGGATTGTATTAGCAGATGAAACTGATAGATATGAACAAAGTGCTGGTGCTGAAGGTGATCCAATATCACTAGCCACGAAAAGAACTACTACTTTTTGGAATAAAAAGATTTATATGTGTTCAACACCAACCATTAAGGGACTATCAAGAATAGAAACTGCTTTTGAAGAATCTGATAAACGCTACTACCATGTGCCATGTCCTGAATGTAATGTTAAGCAAGTATTAAAGTGGAAGAATGTTGTGTGGGAAGAAGATAAACCTGAGACAGCTAATTATGCTTGCGGTGAATGTGGAGCAGTTATAGATGAATCTAAAAAACAATGGATGCTTAAACATGGTGAGTGGATAGCTTCAGCTCCCAAATCAGATACAGCAGGATTTCATATATCAGAGCTATATTCTGTTTGGTCTACTTGGGCGGATATGGCTAAATCATTCCTTGAAGCTAAAAAGAATCCTGAAATGTTAAAGACTTGGATTAATACTGCATTAGGCGAGTCTTGGGAAGAACAAGGCGAAGCTGTTGAGTATGACACTTTATTAGCAAGAAGATTAAATTATGATTACACAACTATTCCTGAAGATGTTTTGGTTTTAACTGCTGGCGTTGATACACAAAAAGACAGATTAGAGTTACAGCTAGTTGGTTGGGGTAAGAATTACGAAGCATGGGTTTGTGATTACAAGATATTTTGGGGTGATCCTAATGCAATGAATGTTTGGAACGACTTAGACAACTACCTAAAGAAAAGATTTAAAACTGAATCTGAAAGATCAATACCTATATCATGTTGTACTATTGACTCAGGTGGACACCATACCAACATGGTCTATCAATTTACTAAGCCAAGACAAGCTAGAAGAATATTTGCAGTTAAAGGTTTATCAGTAGCAGGCAAGCCAATAGCAAATAGACCTAGTTATGTTGGTAAGAATAAAGCAGCTCTATATGGTATTGGTACTGATAGTGCTAAAGAAGCTATCTTTGCTAGATTATCTACTGAACCTGATACAACTACACTACATTTCTGCTCTGATCTTGATGAAGAATACTTTAAACAGCTTACAGCAGAAAAAAGGATCACTAAATTTGTTAGAGGAAGAAAAACTTTAGCTTGGAAGCAAGTTAGACCAAGAAACGAAGCATTAGATACATTGGTATATAACTTTGCAGCTATCTATATCTTAAACCCTAACTATGAAGCTATTGAGAACAAAATACTCACTCAAGAGTCAAAACCAAGAGAAAAACCACAAAATAGACCACAAAAAGGCATAAATAGAGGTAATTTCGCTACTTCTTGGAAATAAAGGTTAATTAACTTTTTAATATTGACATTACACCAATGCACCTTAGTGTTAGATATAGATATATCTATAACATTTATGAGGTTTTTGCTTGAGCAACAAATTTGATTCAGCTAATTATCCATCTCAAGTACCTGCTGTTTTGCAGAAGGGTGACTTTTGGGCTTGGAAAAGAGATGACTTAGCTTCTGATTATCCATTAGCATCTTATGGATTAAAATATAAATTCTATTTAATTGATGGCTCAACAGCAGCTAATTTCACATTAACTGCTACTGAGAGCAATGATGAATATATTATTTCTACATCTAGTACTACATCTCAAACTGCTGGTGATTACAGATGGGATGCAATAATTGTAAGAGCTTCAGATAGCGCAGAAGTAATAATTGGAGATGGCTATAGTACCATTTTAGATAATGCTGTTAGATCACATGCAAAAATTGTGTTTGATTCAATTTGTGCTGTTATTGAAAACAGAGCATCAATGGATCAATCCTCAATGTCTATTGCTGGTAGATCACTTTCAAGAATGTCTATAGATGAATTATTAACTTTTAAAGATAGATATAAAGCTGAGTGGTTAAAAGAAGTAAAAATGGCAAGAATTAAAAACAATCAAGGTTCAGGGAATACTATAAAAGTAAACTTTGGATCATCTTCTAATAAGAACATAACAGATTTAACATAATATGGCTTGGTATAACAATATATTTAGAAATAACAAAAAACCAAAAAGAAGGTTTATAAGAAGTTACTCAGGCGCAAGTACAGGTAGACTATTTGCAGACTTTGTAACAAGTTCTTCAAGCGCGGATGCTGAAATAAAAGATAACATAAGAATTTTAAGAGATAGAGCAAGAGAATTAGCAAGAAACGATAGCTATATTGCGAGATACTTAAACCTAATGGTATCTAATGTTATCGGCAAGCATGGCGTGAGAATTAGCAGCAAAAGTAGAAATGATAATGGTTCATTAGACTTAGCTGCTAATCAGCTTATAGAAAAATCATGGAAAGAATGGCAAGAGATAGGTAACTGTACTACTAATGGCAGATTATCCTTCTTGGATTGCCAAAAGATATTTATTGAATCTTTATGTAGAGATGGTGAAGTTTTAATAAGAAAAATAAAAGCTCCTGATTCACCATTTGGCTTTCAATTACAATTTTTAGAAGCAGATCATTTAGATGAAAATAAAAATGAAACACTAAAGTCAGGCAATAAAATTAAAATGGGTGTTGAGGTTGATAAATATGATAAGCCTGTAGCTTATTGGTTATTTAAAGATCATCCTTATGATAGAACTTATGCAAGCATGACTAAGCATATAAGAGTTCCAGCAGATCAAATAATACATGCTTATTTACCAGCTAGAGCAGAGCAGACAAGAGGAGTTTCTTTAGTTGCTACAGCTATGGCTAATGTGAAGATGTTAAATGGTTATTTAGAAGCTGAAATAGTAGCAGCTAGAGTTGGAGCATCAAAAATGGGTTTCTTTACCTCACCTGATGGCGATGGTTATGTTGGTGATGGTGAATATGAAGATACTTTCAACCCAACAACTAATGCTCAAGCAGGTGTATTTGAGCAGTTACCAGCAGGAATGGACTTTAAAGCATTTGATCCTACGCATCCTACATCTGCATTTGATTCATTTACAACTAGCGTACTTAGAAGCATAGCTTCAGGTTTAAACATTTCATACCATTCGCTTTCAAATGATCTTACTTCAGTCAACTATTCAAGTATTAGGCAAGGCGCTTTAGAAGATAGGTCTATGTATCAGATATATCAACAGTTTGTAATTGAGCATTTTGTGAACCCAGTCTTTCAATCTTGGTTAGAAATGTCTATATCAACTGGATATATAAATCTTCCAATAGCTAAATTTGATAAATTTGCTAAATCAGTAAACTTTATACCTAGATCATTTGCTTGGATTGATCCTTTAAAAGAAATGCAAGCTAACGTAATAGGATTGCAAAATGGTACACTTACTTATTCAGATATCTCTGCTAGCTATGGCAGAGATGTGGAAGAATTATTTGAACAGCACCAAAAAGAAATAGAACTAGCTAAACAATATGATATTGAAATAGCATATCAACCATTTGGTCAAAAACTACCTGTAGAAGCAAAGATACAGGGTGGAGATGATGAAGATGCCTAATCCAAATGCAGGAATGAAAGCTGAAGCACAAAAGGGCATTGATTGGCGTGAAGAATTTGGACGTGGTGGAACTAGGGTTGGAGCTGTAAGAGCAAGACAAATAGTTAATGGTGAAAACTTATCAGATGATACTGTAAAAAGAATGTATAGCTTCTTTAGCAGACATGAGGTTGATAAACAGGCTGAAGGATTTAGTAGCGGTGAAGATGGCTACCCTTCAAATGGAAGAATAGCTTGGGCATTATGGGGTGGAGATGCAGGATATTCTTGGTCAAAAAGATTGGTGGAACAAATGAAAAATGAAAAAAGTTTTGATTCAACAGAATCAGAAAAACATCCTTTACTAAAAGGTAAAGAGGAGAAAACTATGAATAAAGAAGATAGACATATCCTCAATGTAACAGAAACAGATGATACTGTAGTGGTTGAGTTTGCTAAACATGAGGATGTAGAACAAGAAGGTGAAGATGTAGAAATGACTGAAGAAGTCTCTATGATTGATGAAGAAGATAAAGAAAGAAATGTAATTGATATGCCTATGAAATTTAGGACTATTGATTTATCTAAACATTCTTATCTTGATGAAGAAAATCGTACAGTCAGAATTGGTGTTTCTTCTGAAGAACCAGTTGAAAGAAGTTTTGGCATGGAAGTGTTAGGACATTCTAAAGGCGATATAAACATGGAGTTTATAGCATCAGGGCGCGCTCCCTTACTCTTAGATCATGATATGACTAAGCAAATAGG